GGTGCTTGGTGGGGTGCAAATCTGTTTTTAGACTTCATCAAGATATTGCCGAACTTTATTTCGGACAAAATTGTGAATAAAGTACTTGGAATGGTTGGTCTATGAGTGACGAGAAGCCAGCAGACGTATTGAGTAAGGTGCTGTCCTACGTAGACAGCCCGTTTAAACTGTTTGCGCTGATACTCATGGCGGTGCTTGCTTTCTCTGGGTACTTTGTCTGGCAGAACCAAGCCTTTTTGTTTGAGGCGTACAAAGAGAATAAGAAGCTCCCAACGATTGCAGAGGACAGGGCGGAAGACGTTGCAGCGCATTTGTTCAAGAACACCAATGCGGCGGTGGTGGCGATATTCAAAGTCAACCCTCTGTTTGGTACAAGGGTGCTATATCGGGCGTATACCCGCGAGGGCAGGGACAGAACCCATGAAGGTTTAGACGTAGGGTTGTTTACACAGAGTTCAGCCAACAACCGTGATGTGGTTGCGTTGATGGCCAATGAGATACCTTGTAGTGAATATGCCGCGCCCCAAAGCGAGATTGGATTGTGGTATATCGACAAGGGTGTAACCTTTGGATGCCGGGTCAGTGTGCCGCCAGAGCAGGGCCGGTTTGTTGGACAGATTACGGTCGGGTGGGAAAAAGAACCCAAGGATTTAACCAAAGCCATAGGGATGCTGCAGATTGCAAGTACTATGCTCAGTAAAAGTAAACAGTAAAGGATCATTATGCTGACACTACTCTCCACGCTAATTTCGTTTTTAATGGGCGGTTTGCCCAAGATTCTGGAATTCTTTCAAGACCGGGCGGATAAAAAGCATGAGTTAAATCTTGCCCAGATGCAGATCACCCGCGAGCTTGAACTGCGTAAAGCAGGCTTTGAGGCTCAAGAAAGAATTGAACATATCAAGTCTGAGCAGCTAGAAACAGAGAGCGCGGCCAATACTAAACAGGTTTTGATTGGTGCACAGCAGGCAGAAATGCAAGCTATCTACGCCCACGATATGAGTTTAAACGAGGGTACATCCACATGGATGAAGAACCTCCGAGCTTCTGTTCGCCCAGTCATCACCTACGGCTTCTTCTTCCTGCTGTTGTTTATTGACATCGGCCTGTTTGCCTACGGCTGGAGCCGTGGTGTACCGTTCACTGAGTTGGCCGAGATGCTGTGGGACTCTGACACCCAAGCGTTGTTTGCTTCAATCATAGCGTTCCACTTTGGTGGCCGGGCGTTTGGGAAATGAAAATCTCAGACAAGTGTTTACACATGATCCGCCACCATGAGGGCGTGAGGGTAAACCCGTATAAATGTCCAGCAAAGCTTTGGACAATCGGGGTCGGCCATGTCATGTTTCCAGAGCAAGGCAAGTTGAAGATAGACCAGCGGGATGCGTTTACACCACCCGCAGAAGCCATGCGTAAATATTCAATGGAGGAAGTTGATGCAATACTTAGGGCAGATCTTGCTCGCTTTGAGAAAGGCGTGGCTACTTATTGTCCTGTGCCTCTTACTCAAGGACAGTTTGATGCGTTGGTATCATTTTCCTTCAATGTGGGGCTAGGCACATTACAGCGTTCAACTCTGCGCCAGAAGGTGATGCGTGGTGATATGGAAGGTGCGGCAGAAGAACTCTTGAAGTATTGCATGGCGGGGGGTAAAATTCTCAAAGGGCTGCAAAAACGTCGCATCGACGAACGCGCCGTGTTTCTTTCGTAGGACTGCCGATGCTCAAAAAACTTACCCTGAAAGCCGGTGTAAACAGAGAGAACACTCGTTATACCAATGAAAACGGATACTATGTGTCCGACAAGGTGCGCTTTCGTCAAGGTACACCTGAGAAAATTGGTGGGTGGACACGCATTTCAGCCAATTTTTTCCTTGGGGTTTGCCGTTCTTTGTGGAACTGGGTGACGTTAGGCGGCGCTAACTTGTTAAGCGTTGGAACCAATTTAAAGTTTTACATTGAGTTTGGCGGCACATACTACGACATTACCCCACTGCGGGTAGTTCCAGCCCCCACAATTAACAACAATCCTTTTGCCGGTAACGGGACAACCACAGTTACAGTAACCGATACCGCTCACGGCGGGGTAACGGGCGACTTTGTCACATTCAGCGGTGCTACCGGCACATACGCGACCACTTGGAATCAAGAGTATCAAATTACAGTTCTGACTGTAGATACCTACACAATCACTGTAGCATCTGCTATTCCAGCTGGATCCTATGGCGGCGCGGCTGTGGTGGCTGCGTATCAAATTAACGTTGGCCCTGCTACTGCCCTGCCTGTTCTGGGATGGGGTGCAGGTGGATGGGGTACTGGTGGTTGGGGTGTTGGTACATCTACGAGCTTTCCAATCCGGATTTGGAGCCAGTCAAACTTTGGTGAAAACTTAGTCTTTGGTTATCGTGGTGGAGAAATCTATTACTGGGACAATGCTACTGGGTTAACCACCAGAGGTGTTTTAGTTTCTAGTTTGGTTGGCGCATCGGACGTTCCGTTGATGCAGAACTATTTACTTGTTTCTGATGCGTCAAGGTTTGTGTTTGCGTTTGGTGTAAACGACTACGGCAGTATTGTGCAAAACCAGATGTTGCTTCGCTGGTCGGATCAAGAAGACATTGCAATGTGGACGCCCGCAGCTACAAACCAAGCCGGTAGTTTACTGTTGTCACATGGCTCCAAGATTGTGACTGCGCTTCAGACTCGCCAAGAGATTTTGGTGTACACGGATTCAACGCTGTATTCTTTACAATACCAAGGCCCGCCAGTCATTTGGAGTTCCCAGCTGCTAGGTGACAACATTTCTATTGCCAGCCAAAACGCTGTGGCAATTGGTTCGGGTGTGGTTTATTGGATGGGCGTAGACAAGTTCTACAAATACGACGGTCGCGTTCAAACATTACGTTGCGACTTACGTAAATTTATTTTTGAAGATATTAATGCAGAACAGTCAGATCAATTTTTTGCCAGTACCAATGAAGGCTTTAATGAAGTTTGGTTCTTCTATTGTTCAGCATCGTCCTCCTCAATTGACCGGTACGTGGTCTACAACTATTTTGAGAACAACGGCGAAGGCGTATGGTATTACGGCAACATGGTTAGAACCGCATGGCTTGACTCCGGCTTGCGTAACTACCCAATGGCCGCTACAGACATCAACAACGTCGTCTACCATGAGTACGGTGTAGACGATAACTCAACAGAAGTTACCACTGCAATTAACGCAGTCATTGAAACTGCTGAGTTTGATATTGATGACGGCCATCACTTTGGTTTTGTGTGGCGTATGCTTCCAGACATTACCTTTAGTGGGTCTACGGGCGCAAGCGCTCCGCAAGTCACCATGACTTTAATCCCAATGCAGAACTCTGGCTCAGGCTTTAACGACCCTATTTCTGTAGGGGGCAACAGCAATGCAACCATTGCTCGTACAGCTACCGTCCCTATTGAAGAGTTTACTGGTCAGGTTTATGTCAGGGTTCGTGGTCGTCAAATGATCTTAAAGCTTGAGTCTAGTCAGCTTGGCACTCAGTGGCAACTAGGTAGCCCGCGTATTGACATCAGGCAAGACGGTCGCAGGGGTAACTCATGATCGTTACGTCAGAGTTTGAACTTAGTCAGGTTGCAGCGCCCAACTTACCATTGGCTACAGAGGAATACTCTCGTGCGTATACCGACCAGCTTAACAACGTGTTGCGTTTGTACTTTAATCGTGTTGATGCAATTCTTGACCAGTTAAAGACAGACAACATTGTTCCAGCCCTAACTAATTACACTGTGGCAACGTTGCCAAGTGCGGTAACATCTGGAAAAGGCTCAAGGTCTTTTGTGACTGATGCGTCTGCTCCAACATTTGGATCAACTGTAGCTGGCGGTGGTGCAGTGGCTACACCCGTATACTCTGACGGCACAAATTGGAAGGTAGGATAATCATGCCTATTCGTGATCGCGGAAACAACTTCTTCGTAGATTTTGAAGACAATGGCTTTGGCGGCAGTGCTATGGAGCAGAACGAAGCGTTGGCAAACATTATTAACCCACCTATAGCTGCCCCAATTCCAGCGCCCGTTGAAAAACCCGCAGAAACGCCTGCGCCTAAAACTAACAACGCCACAATTGAGGCGTTGATAAAACAAATCCAAGCCCGAAGCGACACATCTCGATGGACAGGCGGCTATGGTGCTGATCAAGCTACTAAAGACATGGCTCGAATTCTTGCTGAAACAGGAATCACAGACATTAGCCAGTTTGGCCCAATCACAAGAGAAGTACAAAAGGTTGTTGGATACGAGGATTGGGGTGACCCAATTTATCAGACTGTAACTGAGCAAACTTTTGGCAATAAAGTAACAGGCCAAGCTGTACCTAACACCTACACAGAACGCCAAACAGGTAACTTCTTTGGCGGAACTTATGAGGGTAAAGGTAATACTGGTTATGGTGTTCAGTTTGATGACCAAGGCTTGCCAGTTTTCTACACGCAAGGCGCATCTAGCAGTGACATGGGTTCTATTGCTCCGTTCTTAACACTTGCGTCGTTTGTTCCCGGCTTGGCTCCATTTGCTATGGCTGCTAACGCGGCTATTGCCGCAAAGCAAGACAATCCTCTAGGTGTTATTACCAACCTTGCGGGCGTGGGGAATCTTGCGGGTGTTAGTGGTATGGCTGATGTTGCCAATGCTGCTAGATTTGCAGGTGCTGTAAAAAGTGGCGATCCATTAGCGATTGCGTTTTCTGGCGCTAATTTGGCGGGTGTAAGCGACGTTGGCGGTGTAAACCTTAAAGATGTTTCTAAAGCAATCGGCGCAGTTAAAGCTATCGAGAGCGGTGATCCGTTAGCCATGATGCTTTACGGCATGGATGCAATGTCAGGATCCGGTGGAAGTTCACCAACAAAGTCCAGCGCAGATTTGCAAGCAGAAGACCCGCTTAGCCCAGAAGAGCAAGCACAACTTATAGAGAACAGACTTAACACGGCTATTTCTCGGTCACAAATTTCTCCTGAAGAAGAAGACGCAAATACGCAAGGGGGAATTGAGGAACTTGAGCGCATATACGGGCCAGAGTCAACAACTACTTTACCGTCTTTGCCTACACGCTCTTTGGGTGAGCCGCAGGTTGAGGAGGTTGATGATTTTTTAAAGTCTATTGGTATTAATACAATCGACAAGCCGTCTGATGGCGGGTTAAGCAACCAAGACATCCTTAATTTAATTAATGCCGACAACGAGGTGCTTGTTACATCTAACCGCGATACGGTTGGCAAGGGTGTGTCTGAGGACATTTTCAGGAATCTTGAGGACGCGGGTGAACCCCCTTCGCTGACTCCAGCAGAAAAACTTTCCGAGTTGGTAGTAACGGGCGACCGTCCAAAAGAAGAGACTACGGTTCAACAAGAGCCTGCAAACATAGACGAGTTTATTAAATCATTAGAGCCATACAAAGCGCCAGCAGAAAAACTTTCTGAGTTAGTGATAACGGGCGACCGGCCTATGCCGAGTCCGGATGATGACTTCATGCCTACGCCGATTGACGACGGCGGTGAACTAACAATTACTGGCGATAAACAGCCAACTACATCAACCCCTGCACCAACTACACCGGGTACGACTCCAGCACCAACTGGGCCAGTTAAAGCTCCAACAACCCCTGCGCGTCTATCAAGCTCATCTGGCATGGATATGATGGGTTTACTAGCGCTTTTAGGTGGGCAACAACAACCTATGCAGCAAGCCCCTATGCAAGACCCTTACGCCCATATAAAATTGATGGAAGATTTGTTCGGGTCAGAGATTAATTTAACGCCCGCTGGTGAGAACACCACACAAAGGAAATAACAATGACCGAAGATGAGTACAACTTAAACATCCTGCCTAGTTCTGGAGGAGACAACGAATCTGTGTTTAATCCATACCCCACAAACTACGGTGACGTTGATCCTCCTTCAACTGGCATAGGTGGCCCCGGCACGTCTTACACACAAAACCCTGACGGCACAGTAACCGTCAACCCTGACACTGGCGGTGGCTATGGCACTAGTAATACACCCGTGGATGCGGGCGGGCTAGGCAACCTAATTAAATCTTTGTTTAGCGACGGTAAGGGCGGCATAGATATTCTTAAACTTGGCGCTTTGGGTGGTGGCTTGGCTAGTCTGTTTGGCGCAAACAGCTCTTCATCCACGCCTACTGGATACCAAGGCAGTATTCCTAAATACACTGCGACACGGAACATGGTTACTGCGCCTCAAGCCGGTCGTCGTCCCGGTGCTGGCGGCACTCGTTACGGTGGTGACGTATCTTTTATGCCCAAAGTAGCGGCGCAAGCCCCTGTAGCCCCAACAGCTCCTGAAGAAGTTAAAGCCGCGCAAGGTGGTTTAATGGGATTGGCGCAAGGTAGATACTTACAAGGCGGGACTGACGGTATGGCTGATGAAATCCCAGCGCAAATTGGTGAAGATCAACCAGCGGCGCTTAGCCACGGTGAGTTTGTTATCCCCGCTGATGTCGTCTCTCACTTAGGTAATGGTAACTCTGATGCAGGTGCACAAAGGTTATACGACATGATGGACAAAATCCGTGAGGCTCGTACCGGCACAAAAGAGCAAGGTAAAGAGATCAACCCTGATAGTTTTATGCCCGGTGGTTTAGCCAAAGCTTATGCCGCTGGTGGTGAAGTTCAACGCTTCCAAACTGGTGGTATTTCTGGCGTTGGTACTGCCGCTAACGCAGGTGTGACCGGCACTGAATCTAACCTGTCTAACTGGGCTGGTCCTTATGTGACTGATATGCTCGGCAAAGGTCAGGCTTTGTCTGAGATGCCATATCAAGAGTACGGTGGCCCACTGACTGCGGGCGCATCTAATTTGCAGAATAAAGTGTTTAGCGGGTTATCAAACGTTAACTTCCCCGGCCAGCTTGGACAATCATTTAGTTCTGCCGGTGCGCCAACTATTGGTGCTGGTGGTCAACCTGTTGGTGGTGGAACTAGCCCTGCATCGCAATACATGAACCCGTATCTGCAGTCAGTGTTGCAGCCCCAGTTGGCTGAGATGCGTCGTCAAGCAGAAATCACAAACCAATCTGGTCTTGGCGCATTGACTAAAGCAGGTGCGTTTGGTGGTGGCCGTCAAGCCATCATGGAGTCTGAAGCAGGCCGCAATCTGCTCAATGCACAGAATACTGCGATTGGCCAAGGGTACTCCAACGCATACGACAAGGCCATGCAACAGTTCAATACTGAGCAGGGTCAAAGTATGGGTCTGGCTAACCTTATGGCTGGTCAAGGTGGAATTGAGCGTGGCATTGAGTCTGAAGGAATTGCCGCAGATAAAACAGCGTTTGAAGAAGCTAGGGCAAACCCTTATAAGATGGTTCAGTTCCAACAGTCATTGCTTAGCGGTCTTCCATTAGCGGCTCAGAGTATTAACACCGTACAACCTAGTGCGTTTGCAAATGCGCTAACAGGCGCGGGTAGCGTGGCTAGTTTGTTGAAAAATCTGGGTTTAGGTCCTACTCCTGCTACACCAGCACCAAAACCATAAGGGATTAATATGAACGGCGGAATCAACCAACTTGTAGATACATATAAGGGTAATCCCCAACCCTTGCAGGCTAAGGTGCAGAAGGCCCAGCAGGGTCAGCCACCGGGTGAAATCCCTCCTGACTTAGAAGAAGCCATGGCGCTTCAAAAGATTGCCGAGTTGCGTAACAGTGCGCAAGGCCAACAGGCTATGCAAGCGGGCGGTGCTCAACAGTCTGTTGTAGAAAAACTACGCCAGATGCTTGGCGGTATGCAAGCCCAAGGTCAAATGCAAGGCCAACCCGTTATGGCGGCTCGTGGTGGCAGTATTGATCAACTTATGTCTAACCTTGGCCAGTACTACGCTGGCGGCGGTATTGTTGCGTTTGATGGCACTAAAGGTAGCGAAGTAGAAGATAAAAAAGCTAAACAACGTGAAGAAGATCGTAGAGCGCTGTTAGAGCCTTTGGCCGCTGTAGTGGATATTGCGCAGTTGCCCATAGCCGCTGGTTACAACTTAGCCGCAGATACCGGCTCTGGGCTAGAACGTTTCCTAAACCGTATTGGTAGTGCATTGACTGGGAAAGAAGTTAATACTCAATCAGACGATCAAGTTGGTAATAAATTTAGATTTAGCCCAACTCCGTTTACAGACATGTTGCGTAAGCCAACAGAAAGAGAAACGCCCAGTGAAGCGCCCACTGTGCAATCTAGTAAGCCCGGTACTACCTACGAAAAACCCGGGAATATTGCTGCGCCAACTGTAAACAACATGTATACAGATAAAGACGGTAAGACGTTTGTGCGCCCTGTGGGTATGAGTGATGAATCGTGGAAAAAATTAGTGGCAAATGCTCGTACCGAGCAGATCCCTACTTCACAAGGAGCGGGTGACAGAATTGTTCCTCGCTACCCAATATCAGCGCCCCAGCCTCCCGCACCTGCTCCAAAACCACCTCGCCCACCTGCTGCAAACGTTAATGCGCCAGCCAAGCCCGCTGAACCAGCCAAGCCCGCTTCAGAAGCTATGGACCCTATGGAGACGGCGCTTCGCAAAAGCATTATGGATGCACTGGCAAAAGATCCAGAAGCTGTTCGCAAGAAGGCTATGGAACAGAACGCCCAGTTTATGGGTCTGGATGCGTTGTTGAAACCTGCGCAAGACCGCGCTGCTGCTCGCGAAGCAAGGATCAAAGAAATACAAGGCAGCCGTCAGCCGCTGTGGATCGATGCGTTGATGTCTGCTGGTAAGCCTACCAAAGGCGGTATTGCCGGTGTTCTTCAAAACATGGCCGTAGGCGCTATATCTGGGAAACAAAACTACGACGCTGAAGACCTTAAATTCCTTGATGAACTTAACAAACTTAACTCTGAGATTGACAAGGCCAGAATTGAAGGTCGTTACAAAGACGTGGCGGCTGGCAAAGAAGCCGTTAAAGATCTTATCTCTGAGAAGAAACAATCAGAAGCTTCCGGTACTAGTTTGCTTAATAAACAAGCAACTCTTGCGCAGACTAGACAGATTGCGGAGGACAACCGTAAATCTCGGGAAGCTCTTGCTGCTGCGCAAGCAGAAGGTAAAAAATCTGAACGTCAACAAAGACAACAAAACTGGATTGCTGAGCAAGAACGTAAGTGGCAAGATACTTTAAGCAGAAATCCTGAATACAAAAAATTAATAGATCAACGCTCCTTCCAAGAACGTTTGTTGTACATGCCAAATATTGATCCTAAGGCACAGGAAAAAGCCCAAGCAGCGGTTGATGCAATAAACGAAAAAATTGCAAAGATGTTGCCCACTGCGGGCGGCGGAACTGTTAATATTCCTCCTCCACCACCCGGTGCGGTGCGTGAAACAGTCAAAAAATCATGAGGTAAAGAATGCCTACATACCAAGTAGATGTTGGGAATAAAACATACGAAGTAGATGCGCCAGACCCTAACACTGCTTGGCAATGGGCATATACAACTCATGCACAAGGACAAAGACCTGCTCCTAAACCTGCCGCGCCTAAAATCCCAGAGCGTACTTTTGGTGAAGCGTTTACCGATATTGGGGCCGCTGGTTTGGGTGGTATTGGCAGTTTGGTCCAACTTCCCGGTCAGCTCTACGGTTTAGCTACAGGCGACTTTTCTAAGACGGGCGCATTGGGCGCTGGTCAAGACATTGAAGAATATGCAAAGGGCTTAAAGTCCGCGTCCTTGCTTGCTCGTGAAAAGGCTCGCTCTGAGAAGGTTGCGCAAGCAGAAAAAGAAGGTCAACTTGCCGCATTTAAAGCAGCTTTTGGTGAGACTGTTTCTGACCCAGCGCTGTTGACATCATTCTTAGCTGAGCAACTTCCACAGATTATCCCTGCCGCTATCACAGGTGGTGGTACAGCCGCGCTTACATCTGGTAGTACGTTAGCCAAAGAACTAGCTAAAGGCACGGCAAAAGAAGCCGCTGAAGCTGCCGCTAAGAAAGCCGCTATTAAGTCTGGTACAACTGCCGCTGTTCAAACTGGCGCAGTACAACAAGGCGCAGACATTGGCGCTGGCTCATACGACGAGATCTACGCAGAGTTGTCTAAGAGAATGCCCGCTGAACGCGCTGCGGCTGAGACAATTAATTTAGCCCGTGCCGCTGGTGTATCGGGCTACGCGCTGTCTGTTCTTGCAAATCGTTTCTTGCCCGGTGGTAGTGCGCTTGAGCGCGTGCTTGCTGGCGAGAAAACAGGTAAAGGGATCATACGTGGTGGTGTTGCAGGCGCACTTAAAGAACTGCCTAGTGAGAACGTTGAAGAAGTTGGTGGTCGCCTTGCGCAAAACATTGCAGCCCGCACCGCTGGTCTTGATCGTGATTTAACTTCGGGCTTAGGCGAAACTGCGGCTATGGCGTCATTGGGCGCTGCTGGTATGGGCGGAGTAACTGGCATCGTTGGGGGCCGTCAAACAGATCAACAAATACGTGATGAAGTTCTAAGACAAGAAGCACTCAAGCAGCGCGAAGAGGAACAACAGAAACAAGAAGCTGTCGTAGAAGAACCCGCTACAACAGAAGTTAAAAAAGAAGGTAAGCCTTCAATCGTTGGCACTGAGTTTGAAGAAGTTGCGCCCGGCACTGTTGTAGAAACACCGGCAGAAATTAAGACTGGAGCACCGGCAGAAGTCGCCGCTATGCAGGCCGATTACGATAAACGTGATGCTGAGATCAAAGAACTAGAGTCTCGCGGCACTACACTTAATGCGGGTGAAAAATCCAAACTCACTAGAAAACGTAAAGAAAACGCGGAACTTAAAGCAAAGATTGACGATGCGTTATCTAAGATCAGCCCGAAGGGAGCGGAAGATGTTACAGGAACTGTCAGTGAAGCAGCTGGAACGAGCACTACGCTACCTCCACAATCAACCGTCATCGTTCCCCCCGCCCCGGGATCTGGAGAAGCTAAACGAGATGGAGTGGTTTCTACTGGACCGGATGTTACAGGTGCTGCTGAAGGAAAAGGAACAGAGTCCGTTGCAGTAAAGACCGGTCCTTCCGAAGAAGTTAAAAAAGAAATGGACGAGAAAGTCAAACAGGTTGCTGACTTGTATGACGAAGAGCGCGAGTATGCCAAACTAGATGACGACGGCGCAAACCTTTATGACGCGCTTCAAACTGGAAAACTTCCGGCTGGTATGGAGTTGGGCACTGCTCGTCTTGATGCCGTGCTTGAGCGCAATGAGTTAGAACTGCCTGACCTGCCAGACAACTTTGAAACACTGCCACCACAAGCTAAGGTTGAAGCAGTAAACGAAGCGCTTAACGATCTGAAACAGCAGATTGACGATAAGCGTGCCGTGCTTGTGCCATGGGAGAAACTTACAGATGACCAGCGTCAGGTCTATTTGGATAACGTCCGCAACAACACTGCTCAAGAACACGCTAGTGCGCGTCGCGCTTTGGTTAGATACCGCAAGCAACTGCGTGAGACGCAAGGTAAGCCCAAAGATCTTAAAGCTGATCCGTCTGCCGGCATCTATGAGCGCAACCGCCAAGCATACAAATCTCGTGACAGGCTAGAGTACCCCACATGGGAGCAGCTCAATGATGAGCAACGTGCGCTGTACAACAAAACTTTGTCTGACAAACAAAAAGACATAAAGAACGCCACCGCTGAAGATCACGATACGGCTTTTAAAGCAGTTGCAGATAAGCTTGTACAAGAAGGTTACATTCCCGCTCCCGGTAAGACCTATCTTGATGTACGTGAAGCGCAACTTAAAAAGTCTGAAGCTGAGTCTCAAGAGCGTGCGCAACGTGAAATTAAAGAAAAGCGCGAAGGCAAGAAAGCTAAACCTACGGGCGAAAAGAAAGTCCCCAATGCTTTGATTGATAAGATCAAAGAAGGTGATCTTGGAGCAGTGCTAAATTGGTTGTCTACTTCAATTCCTAATCCTAATAAAACAATCGCTATAAAGCTTCAGCGACTCGTTGCTTCACGTATTAAAAGTTTAGGACTAAAGACAAAGATCAAGTACGTTGACTCACTGCCTGATGGTGACATTGCGCAGTACAACCCAGAGTCTGACACTATCTTAGTGACACCAGAAGGCGCAACAGCCACTACACTACTGCATGAGCTTGTTCATGCCGCAACAATAAAAATTCTTGATAGAGTATCTAATAACGATATTGCTAACCTGACGCCTGAGCAGATTGATGCGGCTAACCAGCTTGATGACATCATGGCACTTACGGCAAGTGATCTTGCCGAGTTGTTCCCCAATGCGTACAAAAACATTTTTGAGTTTGTTAGTGAAGCGATTTCTAACCCAGAGTTTCAGGATGCGCTGAAAAAATATCCAGCCACAGGACTTGAGTACACACTTACCCCAGACCGCAGTGCGCTCTCTAGGTTTATAGAGAATGTTATTGAGATTCTTAATTTAAAGAATCTGTTTACAAAATCTGGCGCGTTTGGTAAAGCAAACTTACTGTCCGAAGCCTTCACCGCATTTGAAAGTATTATTGAAGTGCCAGAGGGCGGGATTGAACGCGCACCGCTTCCCGCTCCTAAAGCCGCTCCAACTACACAAAAAGCTGAAGGTAAAGTTGATGTAACAACTGAAGAAGCAATTAAGCGTAATGAACTGCCTGAGACAAGCGGTATCAATGCGGTGCGCAGATTGTTTACAACGCGCCAAGGCGGTATGAACTTGGTGACTAAATTCCAAAATGCTCGTTATGCAATTAAGAGCTGGGAAGATGGTTTGACCCGTGCCGGTAAAATTATTTATAGCGGTAGCAAACTAAACAACATCTATACACAGATTGCCTTAGCTGCTTCACGCGCCAAAGACTTGTACTTAACCAGAGTAAATACTCCAGCAAGTGATATGCAGAGTGCTATTGGTGCGTATGCTAAAGCTTCAGGTTTGACTACCAAAGAAGCGACCGAGCGTTTACATGTATACCTGATGGGTCTGCACGAAGGTGAACGTCGTGACGTGAAGTACATGCTCAATGTACCGCTTAAGGATGACAAGATTCTTAAGATTGGTAATGAAATCTTAAGCCCCGCCGGGTTCCGTGAGCGCATCATGGATGAAGTGTTGTCTGGCACATTGAACAAGACACAGATTGAGACCGCTCGCAATGCGCTTAATAATGTTGTGGCTAAGTATAAAGATCCAACTGGCTCAAGCCCCAACGGTTCTAAGTCTATTGAACGTGACAATGAGGAGTACAACGTCATTGGTGGCTACACACCAAACTCTATCAAGAACTTCATTAAGTCTTATGAGGGTGATCCTAACAGGAAAGAAGTGGACAAAGTCATTGCCGCCATGCGCAAACTGCAAGACGCCACAAAAGAGCTGAACAAAGAAGCTAACTACTGGTCAGCGCCCGTGCAAAGTATTGTGGACTTTTACGGCTGGAAGAACTACGTACCTTTTGCTGGTAAAGAAAAGTACACCAATGAAGCTGATGCGATGCTTGACTTCAATAGCAACCGTCTAGGCCGTGAAATGCAAGAGGGTCAAAACTCTTTTGAAGGTCGTGAGACTGACTCCGATAACTCTATCGTCCAATCGTTGACTGATGCAACGCGTGCCGCTATGCGTGCTGGCCGTAGAGACGTAACACTTGCTATCAAGAACGCCGTAGCCAAAGACAAAGACGGTAATCAACTACTTAAAGGTAGGATCGCTAAAACAATTCCATTTGCAGATCGCTACAAAGACTTAAACATTGGCGAAGAGAAAAAAGAAAACGTCATCTTCCATTACAACAAAGATGGCAGTATTGATGTAATCGAGATCTATGACAAGGCGCAACGCAACGCTATCCGCCGCACTTACGAGCAGTCTCAACCAATCATTGACATGCTGAACCACGTTACTAGCACTGTTGGTCAGATGCATACTCGTTACAACATAGCGTTCGCGCCAGTTAACTTCTTCCGCGATGCTCTGACCAACGCATACTCAATTGGTGTTGAGATGGGTCCAAAAGCTTCCGCGCAATACATCGGCGCTATCGCTACAAATGTAGCAAATGGTGGTTTGTTCCGCGCCGCTAAAGTTGCCGCGCTGTATGAAGCTGGTAAGTTTGACCAAATTAGAGCAATGGCAAAGAAGAGTGACTATGTACGTGACATGCTTGAGTTCATCGAGCAGGGCGGCAAAGTATCGTATCTTGCTGGTCTTTCTTCTAAGGGTCAGTTTAAAGAGTTACAGAAGTCGCTTGACCGCACAGGCATCCTAAAGACCAAGGATCAGATCGACAAGTTTGTTGACATTTACACCGACATGTTTGAATTGGCAAGCCGCACTGCGGCGTATCGTATTGCCAAATCTCAAGCACTGGCAGAAAATCTTTCCCCCGCCGATGCGCAAGTCAAAGCTGCTGGTTATGCTAAAGGTCTTGCTAACTTTGAACAAGTTGGTGAGTGGGGCCGTGCCGCTGGTGCGGCGTTCATGTTCTTCCGTCCAGCCGCTACTGGTGCTGTTAGGGCTATTGAAACATTAGGCCCAATGCTACGCGACCCAAAAGATGCGTTGAAAGAACTGCCTGAGTACATTCAGAAAGATAAAGTAGCTAGCGCTGAATTCTTGAAGAAGTACAACGACCAGAAGAAGGCCGCTACCGCAATGACCTTGGGCTTGCTTGGTATGGGTAGTGCAATCTATTTGATGTCTATGGCATTGTCTGACGATGATGATTTAGGCCGCAACCGCACTGCTACTGATGACGCAAACCGCTGGTCACGTTACGCTCGCTTCCATATTCCCGGCATGGATACACCCATCCAGATCCCTTGGGGCTTTGGACTTGGCGCATTTGCATCTGCTGGTGGACAAATCGCGGCGTTGGCTACAGGCAACTCATCTGTTAAGACTGCGCTTAGCAACATTGTTGTGACAGGTTTGGATTCGTTCTTGCCGCTGCCGGTTTCGCGCATTAGTCCAATAGACAACTTCCCAGCATGGGCGATGGACTCTGCTACACCTTCCGTTGCGCGTCCGTTCCTTGAGTGGGTGATGAACATTGACGGTCTAGGTCGTGAGATTTATAACAACCGTCAGTCACGCTACGGAGATGCCTACACAGGTGGCGACAACATCCCTGAGTTGTATAAGTCTGCCGCACGTACTCTGGCTGAAATCACGGACGGTAAAGTGGACTGGAGTCCTAACACGATGTACTTCTTTGCCAATAACTATGGCGATGGACTGATGCGTTTGGCGCAGACTGGATACAACTACGGTTTGCTTGCGGCTGGTGAGAAGGCATTTAATCCTAAGACTGACACCGTGTTCTTTGATAGCTTTTTTGGCGCACCGTCAAACTTTGACGCACGGCAGTTCTCAGAGGTTGAGAAACAAATCTTGACTAAGCAACAAAAGCTCAACATGTTCAAGGATTCAAACCCAGAAGCGTACGCTCGATACGTTGAGAAGAATCCCATGGACGAGTACATAGTTGAGCATTACAACAAAGTAATCAACCAAGACTTGAAGAAGTTGCGGGAAGAGGCAAACATCTACCGCCGTATGCCGGGCCTGACTCCCAAGGAACGGACGGAAGCTGTTAAGAATGTTGTTAAGTTCCAAAACTTAGTTAAGCGTGGAATCATTGAAGACTTTGAGATGATGGGTGTTGAACCCTAACCCATGCGCCAAGAACGAACACCGAGGACGCCGTTCTCGGTGCAAGTGAAAGTCTTCATCTTTATTCCAACTTTTTTAGACGTTGTGTCTATGATGTAGCCCATATATGCGGGGCGCATAGTTGGGATAAAGAAACTCTCCCCCACAAGCATGTACTCGTAGGGGAAAAGCCACTCGGGTTCGTCGAGTGGGGCCGCTTCACTCGGTGGTTTCTTGCTCATCTTTAATCAAGTGAGTCAGATCAGTTTCAAAAGCATAGGCTTGTACGTTTGTACTGCCAACTGCGTCAGACCATCCAGCCGCCATCTGTTTGCGCAACTTGCCTTTCAGTACACCGGCATCTGTTAGCTTAGTCTCAAACTCCTTGATACCCAGTTTGATCTCATGCAGATACGCTTTGAGCGCAGAAGTAGATACAAAGATTGTGCTTTCTTCAACTTCAGCCCTGATGTACAGAGGGCCACGAGGTGCTGTGGATACCTTGCCGTTGTTCACGACCAGCATGTTCTGAATGTTCTTATTGATGAAGTCACCTAAAACATCTTCGCGGGTATTGGAGTCAGCTTTGCGCTTACCATTGATGATGTCGTTGAACGCTCCGCCAACTACGTTCATGATACGAACCATGTCAAACTCAAACCAGCCCAGTTCACGCAGGATGCGCTCAGCGGTGTAGACGTTGGCAATCAAACTGGCAATGTAGCGATACTCACCACTCTTTGAATACTTGTCCGCTACATTCATGTACTCAATGTGGATCCTACGAGTCAACTCTTTCTTGCCAACTTTCAACAGTTCTTGCACATAGGGTATACCGGCATGGCCGTAGTGGTAGTGATAGGCATCAAACATGTCTTTGCCGCGCTCAAGTGTCAGTTCATACCCCTGAACATTTGGCCTAGTCATGTATGGCTCAAGTACACGCATTTCTTCGGCGCTGGTGTTTGCCTTGTAGGTTGAAATAATATCGATCAGTGAGTTGTTTGTTGTAATAATCGCAATCAATCGGGTGATGAACTCTGACTCACGTTCTTGGTTGGATGACGCCTGAAGTCTAATCTTTGGGCGACCAGCGGAAGTTTTGTAGACCACATCAGATGCTACTTTGCCGTCCAAGTTAGTCTGCTCATCAAGACCAAACGTAATATTCTTAGAGGTAATCATGCGCTGTGTTAGCGCATTGGGTGTTGCATCGTTAACAGTCAAGCTTTCAGGTGATCCCCAGATACTCATTGCAGAATACAAAGCGCCTGTCTTACCAACGCCAGACTCACCATGCAAGGAAAGCACAATACCGTTGACGTTGGAGAACTCCATCAAGGGTGTAGCAAATCCGCACAGTAGCGTGAACGCATGAAACTCATAGCCCGGGTCGTTGAGCATACGAGCCGCCGTAAGCCAGCCTTCAAACGTACCGCTTTTCTTGACATAGCGCACAATGTTCTTAGACATGGGAGACGGAGGGCAGTGCCTGATCTCGTCTTTAAATACTTCGCTTGTACCGATAACAAATGATTCGTGATCTTCTGTCCAGCCTTGTTGGATTCGCATGATGTCTGCCTTTTGTGTATTGATTAAATAACTTGTCCACTTCATTAGATAGCTCGCAAACTTGGGAGCGAGCGCGGGTTCAAATGCAACGCCGTTAGATAGCAGGGTTGCCTTGAGTTTGTCTAATGCGCCGATGTCTTTCAGCGGTAACATAAATTCACGAGACGCATCTCGTGGTAAGTGCAAGCGAATGACTAAGCACTCGCCATCGTGGGGGCTGAACAGTCGCTGAATGGGATACACATCATTTGGTGTCAGCATCTCGGGTGGGTCTTGGACTTTCTTGCCATCCTTGTTTATTCGTGGCGCTGGTTGAAAGTACACACCGCCGTTGATTGGGCGAAAGAATGGCTTAAGAAACTCAGGAAAGACTAAGAGGTTCTTGGGATCCTTTTTGGCCCCAGTTGGCTCCGCTTCATCTTCGGCTTCGCCTCCTTCATCGTCAGGAGTTCCGTCAGAGGACTCGGTATATTCAACTGCGAGTTTGATAGATCGGGCAAGTGCAATAGGCCCTGACTTTCCGAGTTTTCCTTTGTGTGGGCATCCAACGCATCCAGCCCTGTTCTCACGTTCAAAGGCGTCGCAACTGTGTGCCCAAGCCGCTTCACTTCTTGACTGCTCTGCTTTTCGTTCAGTTTCGTCCCGCGAATAGTCGGGGTGGTCTTCTGACATGAGATGTATGGCAGTGTCGCCATCAACACACCTTGAGGCGACAGATAGTCCAGCGTACCACAACGGCTCTGGACAACTAGCCGCGTTTTCGAGAATGTATTTAATTTGTCCACAGCCTACTCCTTCTAAGCTATCCTCCGCGAGCTTTTGGAAGACGTATTCATAATTGCCGTTCATCTTGTCGAACAGCGCTTGAGTCTCATCATCAAGACCCTTTTCAACTTGGCTCAAGTCAAATGCTTTTTCAACTTTACCAAGCAGGCTTTCCCAGTCTTGAAAGTCTGTAGGCTCACCGTCCTGTATGACTTCAACCGGTAACGGAGCGCGTTTTAGATTGCGACTGCCGGGGACTCTAAGAATCCTTGCGGCATCTGCCGTAACTACCTCATCAATCATGAGGCCGTTGTCTAAACAATACTGTTTAAACTTTTCAGCGTACGGTTTCCAAATGTCCGTAGGTACATCAGCAGTAAAAGGCCAGTAAGCATGGATGCCGTTACCGGAGTTTACGATGATTGGTTGCGGCAGTTCAGTATCGGACAGAAACTTGTGCAATGCTATCAGTCCGTCTTCCCACGCCGCATACGGCTTATCAGGGCCGCAGTCTAGGTCAACAAAGAACGAGCGCATAAAAATACACGCACTAGCCCTACGTTGATACCCCTCAAATGTCCCAAGCGCAAAAAATGTGTTGAAGTCACCAGCATCAAAGTCCTTCATGAAGTCAATCGCTTCACTAAGGTACTCAGAGAATTTGGGGCGCACTGAGTCACCCTTGATTCCGACTACACAAATGTTGCCCTGCGTTGGCAATACCTTATCAAAAAATTGTTCGTTCATAATCGCAGAGACAATAAAGGCGAGGACCGGCCTCGCCTGTAAACAATATGGGCTGTTAACCCGACTTTTTAGAAACTTCCGTAACTGCGCGACCGAGGATGTTCTCAGTGTATGTACGGGCTTCTTTGAGATTCTTGGCTGGCAAGAGTCCCGCTTCGGTATCCTCCTTTAGAAGTTGCAGAAACAACCTGATTTTTTCACGACGACCACTACGTACATACCCGCCCCGAAACCACGCATGGATACCCATACGTGATACACCGAGAATTGCTGATGCGTATGCGGCAGGCAAGTTGGCTTCAATACACGCCTTCGCCAGCGTGATGCCTACATTGTCCCCTTCAGTTGTATCAACAATGCTTAGTAGTTCGGGGCTGTATGTGCGGGCCATTATTTCTTAGACCACTTTTTAACGATGTCGCTAACATCTTCTGGAGCTTCAGTAGATGCTTTAGGAGCAGACGCGCGTTTCACTGGCTCAGGAACAGGCTCAGCAAAAGCGGCTGGTTGAGCAGGGGCTTCAACTTCATCAACACCATCAGTTTTAAACACAGACAACTTGACTGCGTTCTCTGCGGCTGGAGTCTTGCCTTGCTGAACGATTACATCGCGTATTTCATTAGGTACAGCAGACGTTGGAGAAAACAACAAGCGTGGCACTGGGAAGTTAATGTCAAACTGCATCTTAGTTACGACACGACCAGCAGACACATTGTTGTTAGCAAGCATCTGAATGTACGGACGGAAGGGCCACTTGCCGCCTTCTTCTTTGCCGAACGCTGAAGTAGCTGGCAACACCAACTGATACACATCTCCCTCGGGATCGTTAGGCAATACAACAGCGGCTCTCCATGAGAGTCGGCAAGCAGTGCCTTGACCGCCTTGACCTGAACCCTTGACTGAGTTGGGGCACTCAGCGCAAGTCGGCGCACAAGGAGATTTAACCTCGGGGTCAGGGGTCTTCGAGTCATTTGACCAGCAAGCAGGGGCTAACTTCACACCCTTTTTGTAGGTAGAGTTATAGAAGGTACGCGATGCGTCATGGGCCATCTTAACGATGATGACATTCATAGAGTTGTCTGTATTGACGCTCTGCTCTTTACCACCAACGATCTTGCGGAATACGCGACCCTCGATAGAAATGCGCTTGTTGCCTTTTGTGGCATTACCGGCTACGGCAAGTGTGTCCTCATCGAGGCCCAATTCCATTAAACCACCGGCGTTTTGAAAAATGTTTGCGAGTTCGTTACTCATGATGTTTCCTAATTAAATTAAACTAAAGTTTCACTGGTTGAAGAAGCCTTGCGTACAACAATGTCATACTCACGTAAGGCATTTACTCCGGGCGGCAATCCATCTCCTACCCGCTCGGACATAAATTCTTTGAAGTTGCGCTGATGGATACGGCGTTCAAGCAAATCAATCGAGCCTTCGTTCTCGACAAACTTCCTGAAGTTGTCCCAGTCAGTGCAAAAATATCTTTCCTTAACTTGTCTCGTGACAGTACCGCTGTCTGTCTTGAAACCGTTTTGGTTGTTCTCGTTGCAAATAGCCAAAAGCGCTTCTTTAATCGCATCCATAGCGTCTTTCAGTTCTTCGTCTTGAGACTCATAGTTGGCCTTTAATGATTCGCGCATCCTGCGAATCTCAAGGTAGTCAGACACCAACTCTTCTGTATTATTTATTGTCATACAGACTCTCCTATTTCCTCTTTGTACAGGTCTACCAACTGAGTGTGCATGTCTACTTTGCCTTGTAGCATTGTGTACATACGCTTCTCCACCTCAGACCCTTGAAGGTGAATCACAGTCATTTTGTTTTTCTGTCCAACACGGTCGATACGCGCAACGCATTGCAGATAAGTTTCTACGGACATCACAGGCGACCAAAACACAATCGTGTCTGCCGCAGTCAGCGTTACGCCATGCGATGCCGCTTGTGGTTGAATCAACAACACCCGTGGTGTGTCGGTTGTTTGGAACTTGTTGAATATGGCGGCGCGGTTAGACGCAGTCACATCACCTGAAATAATCTCAGTCGTTATATTGTTCTTTGTCAGGTAGTCCTGAACCACTTTGATCGTGTGCTTGTATGGAATGAACACGATGACTTTGTGCGATGCTTCATCAATCACTTCGCCAAGCACGTTCAAGCGTGGTGAAACATCAAACTCAATGACGTTGTGGTCATCGGTGTACACAGCGCCGCCTGACAACTGCAAGAGCTTCGTGAGAGCCGCCGCCGCATTAACTGTACTGATTGTTTCGCCAGCCGCTTCGATCTGCATTTCCTTGCGCAACTCTTTGTAGTAGCTAGTGGCTTGAGCACTGAGTGGCACTTCGCGTGTCTGATACATCAGGTCAGGCAGATCAAGGCACTGGGCTTTCTCGTACCGGATCGCGGGTTGTAAGGCGTTGAATACAAGACCCTTGGCGTGGGGCTTGGGTATCCACTTAAAGCGAGTAATCTGTTGCATGACCGCATCTTTCCATGCAGTCTTGTACTTAGGAATGTTATTGGGGTTGACCAACTTGGCTAGACCAAACGCATCCTCGGGTGACTGAGAAGCGGGAGTGCCGGTCATCATCCACAAATACGTGTCGGGACGAATTATCTTGGCAAGATTTTTCCAACGGACGGTGCTTGGGTTCTTGTAGGCATTAGCTTCGTCAACAATGATGAGATCAAAACCACCATCCATGATTGTTTCGCGCTCTGCGTTAACACCATCGTAATTGATGATTACAAACTCGTAACCACCGTTGATAACTTTCTTGCGCTTTGATCCGTGCGCTACGCCACATGTGCGGTGCATCACAGTTTTAAACAAATCAGCTTGCCATGCGCTCTGCATGATGGACAAGGGGCAGACAACCAACACACGTTTCACCAGCCCGTGATTCATTAGATAATCAGCCGCCCAAATTGCGGCAGAAGTCTTGCCTGTACCAGCTTCGTTAAAACAGAAAGCGCGGCGATGTAGTGTCAAGAACCGTGCGGTATCGCGTTGGTGATCGAATGGCGTAAACATTCCGGGCCATTGATAGTCACGCTCAATGGGAGATGGAATCTTATTAGAGTCAGGCAGTAAGCGAACGAGCTTTTGCACCTCGTTGATGCCCCAGTACATCAGCACCTCTGAGTGTCCACCTTCGGCTCCAATTAATTCACTCTTGTCGATGTACGTGGTAATTTGCTTAGCCACATCATGAGAGCAATGGAACCGCAGTGCGGTGTCGTCAACTATATTCATACTGCCTTTCAAACTAAATTGGTGTTACGAACGGGGGGCACGGCCCCCCATCCGGTTAGTCCTGTCGTGGGCGAAAGTATGTCCAAAGGAGAGTTCCCACCGACTAACTGACGCGGTTTATGAGGGTAAAACAAGCGAGCAACTGCAACAAAACCCTCATCAGTCCACTCACGCCTAACGACTGAACCTGATTGACTTAATTATGAGGCCAAAACTCTATAAGTCAAGTAATTTTTTTGTTGGAATCGTAGGTATTTTCACCTAGAGCGTTCTTTTTTGCTGGTCTCTGAGACCAAATTACCCTTTGAATCGCGCCGGAACGAGCGATTTTTAGCAACGCTTTGGATGCGTAGGCCATCCTTATTTGAGCCGCCTTTATCTAGGGCGCGAACGTGCGCTACATCCTTACCCTCTCGGCGGTCTGCCTTGCCATTCCCATTGGCATCAGTGCCGGTTTTGTCGATTGAACGGCGTCCACGCTGGCGTTCCATACGGCGTTCGTGCTCACCTCGAGCCTTCTGTTGTTCGTACTCTTTTTTGTACGGTCTAGGTTTGTTTACATAAGGCATGATTACCCCTTGTGGAATTGACAAGTCTTTACTGGACACCATCCGCACAAGGGCGTAGGGTTAGCCTGCCAAGAATTATTCTCATGGGACAAGCGCAAGCGCTCAAGATTCCAGTAAAAATCCTCCCACAGCGAGTCCATATTGTCTCTCGAATACTCGGAAGTTACAAAGTGATTGTGTGCAACAAATAACAGGCCAGCGTTAATCTGTTGCAGCTGCGGGAAGTGCGCAAATGCCATAAGAGCCATTAACTGCAACTGCTTGGGGTCAGGGTAGCGGTTACTGCCGGTCTTGTAATCAACAATAAAACCAACATCATCCCGCACGACCAGCAAGTCAGCGATGCCCCGCACCCAGTAGTCAGGTGCATCGAACGCGCAAGGCTTCTTATCGTAAGTCAGAGCCATTTCATGTTCAGGATACTTAACCCCTTCCATCTCCCGTAGGGGATCGAGTTGGGATTTGAACCGCTCATAGTTTTTGGCTAGGGGTGTACCGTCTTTGACGTAGTTCTCCAGCGCAGAGTGAACCTCTGTGCCGTATAACATTTGCTTTGTAGCTTCTTTCTTAAAATTTTTTAAGACCTTAACTTCATGGTACTGCTTCGGACAATTTGCAAAGTCCTTGAGGCCGGAGTACGACCACTTAATTTCACTGGCTTTCATATATCTGTGCGCTCCTTTTTAGAACCAGTAGAAGTTACCATATTTAAGCGCTTAGGGTTGAACCCGTTCTCGTAAAAGGATGCGCCACGCAAGATCATGAAGAACTTGTCGCCATGCCAAGTGTTGCCAACAACAAACGTGCCTACATTCATACGACCACCAAAGATATTTAAAGCGCATACTGAGTCAACAGTCTTACCGCCCGTGTACATGCTACTTGGCGACTTGCTTGTTTGGACTGGCCCTATGAATACAGGCATGTTGAGATCACGCGCATAAGCCGCCGCTTGCTCCAAATGATCTGCAAGGGTTGTTGCGGCGAGACCGTTGGGGTAATGGGGTGACATCTGCCGTTTAACTTCTATACCAAACTTGATCTCACGGTCCTCGTGGTACGCAGTCACAACAAAGTCGATTGCCTTACCGCTTGTTGTTTTAACTTCTTTCTCATAGCTCCACCCCTTCTCGTCGAGCAGTTCGCTCACTAACTTGGAAGCCGCCTTCTCGGTAGCGTAGTCAGCCGCAAACAGCTGTTGCTTGCGCTTCTGTTCAGCTTGGTATTGTGCGGGAGTTTGTTGTATGGGAAGTCGGAGTGATTGGATGTTG